TGCTGGTAGGTGTAGCCCACCGCGTCAGCCAAGTTTCTGTAACCCTGAATGGCAAACTCAACCGCATGGGTTGAGATACGCACTCCGGTGTAGCCGTCTGCTCGATAGACGATGCCCTGACCGCGAGGGTCTGCGCCTAGCCAAAAGACGGAGTTGTCCATCTTGGCGACCGAGTACGGCGCAATACAACCGATCTCGTTAAACGCGCCTTGGATGCGAGTAAGCGGGAACAGCGGGTCGCCCGAGTTGTACCAAACCTCGACTGAGTTTTCGCCAAACAACCACGCTTCGCGGTGGTCGATGATGAGCGACACCAATCCGTCCGGCGAACCTTCGGCGCTGGCAAAATCCAGCGGGTCAATCGACAGACCATCGAGCAGCTGCGTGACCCACACGCGCTGGCTATTCGGCTCGTTAAATACAAAGTAACCGTCAAGGTAGCCGACCGTGACAGCGCCCGGAAAGTCCGGGTCAAGGATTTGCTGGAACTGATCCGTAGCGGTGTTGTAGATGTAGCCGTCAGGGTTAGCAGCAATAAAAATCTGCGTGCCGTTGTCGGCCATCGACACCGGGCCAGTGCCAGACACTAAGCCTATGTATGTCTGAACTTGGTTTTCCAGCAAGATAGTGCTGTCGTCTTCAAGCAGAACAAACCCTTCCGTTTCTAACGAAAGTTGGTTGATGCCCGCGAAGTTATACGCATGGTCTAACTTGTAGAACTCGTTACCCGAGACGACGTACAAGAAGCCAGCGTGTTCCCACAGCCCACGGATAGGGCCAGTGCCGACAACTGTTTGAAGCGCTATGCCGGGGCAGCGTTGCAGGTAGGCAGGCTCCTTGCCGCCCTCTGGCACCACTTCGGGATAAAGATTGACCATCCGGTTGTCGGCAGCATTGACCGACCGGATGACATACGTCGACCCTAGGATCGGCGTCTTCACTTAGAAGTTTCCGGTAAAGATGTTGAAGCGCGGACGATTCACCATCAGCGCCGCTGGCATTGCCATTACGTCGCCCGGATCGTTGATGCGCTTAAGGTTGCGCTTGCTGTACATCGCAATGCGCTGCACTTGCGGCGAAGGCTCAACACCAAACTCCGGTGCGATTTCGCACGCCAAGTTGTAGCGGAACGCGCGCAAGTAGCCTGGTGGGAACGTCAGGTCGGTATCCAGCGCGGCCGGCTGCGACAGCGGGCGCACGGACACAAAGTGGAACTCCAGCACGCGAGACGGTACTGGATATAAATACAGCTCGATGTTGGGGTACGTCGGGTTGTACCACAGGATTTGCGGGTAGGTAGACGTGACCGTCTTGACCGCAATATTGTTGTACTGCTGTTGGTTAATCATTTGGATGCCGTACGACACGTTGGTCGAGGCATCGCGGAAGTACGTGGCGTCGTCGAGTTTGATTGGGCGCTCGCCCACAAAGTCGCCGGTGGGGCCGAGCGTACGCATACGGGTGCTCGGCGGCCAGTTGTACACTTGGTCGATTGTGGAAAAGACGGACAAACGCTCCGTGCTCCACGAATCAATCATCTGGTTGAGCGCCGTCAACGCGTCCTGGGACGTGGCGGCCGAAGGCACTTCACCCTCTGCCAACATTCCGATCAGACGTAACGCACCGTTGATCTGGTCGGCAGCGGTGGTAGCCATCAGTTACTCCTTGCGTCGGCGGCGAACTCGTAAAGCATTAGGTGCGTCGGAATCAACCGACGCCGGCATTTCTGCCGACGCCGGTGATTCTGAGTCATCAGAGCCGGATGGGTCAAATTCAACCCATCCGTGCTCCATATCTTCCCGCGCTTCAAGTTGCGAGATTGCGACTTTTTCCCCGTGACGGGGATGGCGAAGGAAGATGTTAGGCATGACTATTAGCCGATGCGGTAGCAAGTCCAGGCACCAACGCCCGTCTTGCGCGCGCGCCAGTGAGACGAAGTTGCCGTCGCGGTGCCAACCGCACCCACAATCGTCCAACCCGTTCCCACCGCCAACGTGGCGGTATTCGCGCCCGTGTTGATGATGAAAAAGTCGAACGCCACGTCCGGCTTTTCAGCAGACGAAACGAACAACTCAAGGTCAGCGACCGTCGGCAGGGTCAGGCTAAGTGCTGCACCGTTGTAGGTGAACAGCCCGTTGCCCAACTGAGCCGGGGTGAGAGTTGCGGCGCCAGTCAGGGCCGTCGGAGCCGCCTGGACAAGCAGCAACGGCTCGCCAAGATTACCGTCACTATATTGATAGCCACCAGTGCCATTAGGAAAAGGCATGTTTTGATACTCCTAAATTAAATAATGCCATCGGTGATAACTCGATCCGGGCGGCTTAGGAGGACACGATAGACCTCGCTTGCCGTCGGTGTGATCGAGCCACCGGTGAAGTTGCCGAAAGTGATCGCCAACGTGTTTGCTGCCGAGACACGGAATCCAACAATACCGAGGCCCGCTTGGGCGCTCGGCTTGTTGACAACTACGTGATCTCCAGCCTCCAAACCGTTCACGGTAAACGTCTGCTCGGCAGACGTATTAGCGGAAACGGCAGCAGGCGACAGCGTGACGCTGATGACCGACTGCTTGGGGAGATTGCCGAGTACGTAACTCATGGCATTAACCCCAAAGTCGCACGGCCATCTGCGGGCGAATCACGTTGTAACCGTAGAGAACGTCGATACGGCACGGCATACGGTCGTTGTTGATGTCGTACTGACGGACAACGCGCATGGAGATACCGTTGTGAACCTGACGCGAGGCCATGTCGACACCCTGCGGCATGAGCAAGTCAGCCGTGGCGAAGGCAATAGCGTCGCGGTGGTACACGAGGTTCTGCGGGTACTGAGTCGAAGCGCCACCCAAGAAGGTGATCGTGTCGCCAGCCTGCGGGAACGACGAAACGGTCGCCAAGGCGTGAGCCGAGGTGTAGATCGCCGGGGAGATTTTTACGGTCGCATAAGCACCAGCCACAGCCGCCACGTCTTCCGTGCAGACGAACTGCTGGAGCGAGCCAGTCGATTCGCGGGTCTGCGGGTTGACCGCAAACACGCCGTTGATCGTGAACACGTCGCCCTTCTTGATCGTCTGCGTGCCAGTGCCGGTGATGGCAATGGTCGAGGCGCCTTGAGTGGAAACCGTGGTCGTGACCGAATGAGCGCCCGTGCGGGTGCCAGTCGTGAACTGCTTGATCGACTGCGACATGTTGAGCTCGTCGAACCCAAGGATGCCTTCGCCAAACATGCCGTTCTTGAACTGCGCCGAGATGGTGCTGACCGGGTTGAACAAGCCTTTCATGCCCTCGATGAGCGCGGCGTTAGCGGCCGGGTTCACGGTGACATAGCGCGGCGACATCACAGCGGCGGCTTCGTTCAACTTCTGCTGGGCAGCGAGAAGAACCGAGGTCGTGCTGGGGGTCGTGCCGGGGGTGCCGACCGACTGGTAAACGCCGCTAAACGAGTTAGCAACGTCCGCGTCGATGCTGGCAGCCAACTGGCTGATACGCGGCTTGAGCACGCGCTCGGCAAAGTCGTCCAACTGCATCGTCATTTCGGCAGTCGTGAAGTTGACAGCAATGTGCTTCTGCGAAGCAACCGTCAACGTGGTGAACTGCTCGTTGTCGTCCTGCACCTGCAGGGCGGCACCGTCAGTTACAAGGGCGCGATCCGGCAGACGGATACGCAGCGTGGTGCCGATCTTGGCGCCTTCGACGGCGTAGCTGTTGTCGTACTGGCGGTTCACATTACGGGTCAGCACGAGATTGTTTTCAAGAATCTCCAACGCTTTCCGCGTAATCATGTCAATAGTAAGAAGTGTATTAGCCACTGAAGTGTCTCCGAAAAATTGTTAGCGGTTACGACGCGCTTCCCACTGCTTGATCTGCCGTTGGCGTTCGCGTTCGATCCACTCTGACGTACTCATGGCCGATACCGACCGTGGATCCGTCGTTTCGTAGCTCGATCCGCTCGTGCCTTTGGCCGATACCGGCTTAATGGGCGGGGGCGCGCTGGATGTCTTTTTGACCGGAATGGGACTGTCGGCCAACTTGGCCTCGATCTTTCCGATCTCCTTGGCTTGCAGGTAAGGACTCATGCGGGAAATACGGTCAGCCTCGCGGGGATTGGAACCGAGATAGTAAGCAATATCGGGCCCAACATCCGAAGCCTGAATCGTCTGAGCCATCACGGTCGTAATGGGCAGCGAGTTGTTATACGCGACTTGCTCGAAGTCTTCGTATTTGTCCCGCGCTGCTTCTTCGCGATCGTGATAAGCCTCACGAATAGCCTGCATTTCTCGCTCTGCTTCGCGTTTAGCTAGAAGCTCCGTTGCCTTACGCTCGGCCAAGGCCTCTGCGTACGCGTCCGGGTCTTCCATCTTGCTAGGCAGCTCTGCAGGTGCAGACGTTGCCGGCTGCGCCCTCAATGCTTGCTCTCGTTCCCACTTGCGCCGCTCACGGGCAAGTCTTTTGCCAACCATCGCGTCCAGCTCTTCTTGAGAGAACGATTTGGCTGGCTTTTCTTCCGGCGACGCCTCAGTTGGCGTTTCTACAGGTTCCGGGGCCGCCGTAGCTTCCGGTTCCGGCGCGGGGTTAGCCGCTACAACTTCGGAAAGTTGATTTTCGTCAGACATGTTGATTCCTATGGAATCCCTGGTGAACCGCACCAGTACGGGTTAACAATACTGTATGGCCTAACAGGGCGCAACAGTTATGAGTTGGTCATGTAAACGCCACTGATGTACAGCGTCTTGCCGGACAGCGTAGCGTTGGTTGTGGGGGTAAACGATCCCACCGGGAACAAGTTGATGCCGGTCGAGATAACGTAGCCTTGCAACGCTGACCCGACGTTAGTCATTAGTGTTACCGGGGATTCTTCGACGTTAATAAACGGCGGGCGCGAAATAATCGCCGCGCTTGCGTTTGCCGTAACGGGATACGCCACCGTCATTGAGAACGTCACCAAGCGGCCAACCTTTGTGTAACGCCCCAAAGCCGACGTAAACGTCAGCCCTGCGCCAGACTGGTCGGTCGGCGTCAGCGAGCCTTCCTCATAATCGTCAAGGACGTTTGGCAGGTTGTTTGGAATCTGGGTAGCCGGGAACGTAATTGCCGGAGTCGCCACGCCAAGGTCAAACTTAGCCGGTGAGTCGTACTGCAAGCCGGTCGCATCGCCGCCTGCGCCAACCGTGGCGTAGTTGCCGTAACTGCTTACGAAATTAGCCACCGAGTTGCCGCCCACAATCACGGGCGACTGCAACGACACCATGACGTTCTTGGAGAAGTTGCAAACCTTGCGCGGGCTGTCGGAGAAGTTAATCAAGCCATCCGGCACCCTTGCGTAGGTGTGGAACAGGCAGTTATCAACCGTCAGAACTTCAGCAAAGATGCCGTTAGAGTCTCTGCGCGTCCAGATAACAGCCTTGCCAGTGTCCGTCGTGCCTTGCGCGTCTTCGAACCAGCAGCCTTCAAAGCGCGGGAACAAGATGCCAGAGAGCAGGATCGGCGTCAGGGTCGGCGTAACAAACTCGATGATGCAGTCACGGAATACCAACTCGTAGCCGGTTTGGAACTCAATGTTGGATTGCGGGGCGCCGCAGTTCTTAACCCAGCACTGCTCAATGACGTTGATGTTGGTCAGATTGACCGGCGCGGTGCCAATAGACTCAATCGCCTTCATGGCGTTGCCAGAGCCAGAGCCAAACACGCCAAACGTGCAACGGTAAACGTGCGAGCCAATCAGCACGCCCTTAATGCCAGCGGCGAGGCGACCGTAGAAGTCGCAGTCTGCGATCAGCAAATGCGAGAGGTACACGCCAGAAGGCGAGTAAATTGCCCATCGCACTGCCGTAGCGTCGTCCGAGTCAAACGCCAGGTTCTCAATGATGCCGTTCTCGGCGGTAAACGCCGTTGATACGCGGAAGTAACCTTGGATGACCCCGCCAGACCCCTTAATCATCGACTTGCCTTTAACGCCAGAAATCTCAAAGTTGTTCTGGGAAAGGACAATCGGGGCAGTGATCTTGTACGTGCCAGCCGGGAAGAACACCGACTTGTTAGCGGTTACCGCAGCCTGAATAGCCACGGTGTCGTCAGCAACGCCGTCGCCAACCGCGCCATAAGCCTTGACGCTAACAAACGGGCCAATAGCCGACACAGGAACCTTCTTGGTTTCGCTGCTTTGAACAATCGGCGCCAACTCACTTCCGCTTAACGGAACCGAGGCAGCAGGCAGTTGCGAAATCTTTTTCGTAATAGTCACGGCTTACTCCGTAATTAGGCACGCATGTAAGTGATTTGGACGCTCAAAACGTCGTTGGTTGTCAAGGCAACCGGCGATCCGCTAGTCGCAAACGTGCCATTGTCAATCTGCAACGTAATGACGTTGTTACCGCCGTCAATTTCAGCCCAGCCGTACCTAAAGTTGGGGCCTGCGCTGAAGTCGCTAATACGCCACGTTCCAAAATACTGAGCCACTCGCGGATCGCTCAACGCAACGGACGGCAGATCAAGTTGTAAATTTCCGCCAGCACCGAACGAGGTAGTTGAACCAATAGACAAGTAAGCGTTGATAGTAACTTGCTTTTCGTTGATGGTGAGAAACCCCACCGATATTGCGTTTCCCACCGTAATAGGGGTTCCTGACACCTTCCATACCGGCGTAAAATCCCGGTTTTCATAGTATCCGTATCGGTTTGTAACAACCGTGCCGGCCGTTTCAGCGTAGTTCGCTACCGTCATGCCTTGGTAGTTTTGCGGCTTGACGTTGAGGTTTGTGATCAAGGCGTCAAGGCGAATACCAAACGACTGCGTTGGCACAGTCTGATTGTCGATAAACGAGTTAGTGCCGATAAACAGGTTCTTGTAGGCACTAGTCGTTCCGGCAACCGCAATGCCCTGCGAGAACGCAAACGCCGTGGCAGGCAAGCAGTTAACAAAGTTGTTGCCGCTAATCTCAACCGGCCCCATACCATTGATAGCGCTGGTAGTTAAAACAACGCCAAACGTGTAGCCGTTGGTATAGTTGTTTTTAACAATTATGTCGCTATGCGCTTGACTGGCAGCGGCAGCCTGCGACACGACGTTAACAAACGCAGATGCTTTGCTTGTGCCGATTTTGCTTGCGATATTGTTAGAAATTTGAACATCGGAAATCTTATAAAACGGAGCAATTTGGATGCCCGTCTTTAACGTCGGCAGAACGCCAGTTGGAGGAACAGTATCGTCAAGGCCGATGGTGTTGCCGTCAATCAACACCTTCTTAATGATTGACTCGGAAGCCGAGAATCGGAAGAAGTCGATGGCCGCAAAGTTGATTGGCGAGAACGTATTGTTGGCAATGACGATGTTGTCAGCGTCCGAAGTCAGGTTGGAAGCAACCCACATGCCCTGCCAGTAGTTTTCGACAAGGTTGTCCACAAAACGCTGGTTTGCGCCGTGAACTTCATACGCCACAAAGGTTCCGCTGTTTCCAACGATTCCGTTCGGGAACATGCTGTCAGCAGTAAAAATGTTGTTTTCACAAACAACATCATTTGCCCACGCAAACACGCTGCTATGGTCGTTTGTGTCCAAACCGTTATTCTTAAACAAGCAGTTGGTAATCGACCAATTAGTGCCAAGCGTGACGCCAGCCGTGTTGCTTTGCGCCATAACAACGCACGAGGTTCCTGCCGTGTTAAGAAACTTGCAGTTGTCGATAGTGACGTTATCGCATCGAGCCGCTACGCCGCCGGTTGTGCCGGTGACGTGAATCATGGCTTGGTTGTAACGGTTATACGACGCAGGAGCAGACGGGCTGATGCGGTTGTTCAAACCGTTCATGTCCATCGTCAAGCCGACAAAACGAATGTTTTGCAGCGGGACGTTGGTGAAGAACATAGCCAGCCGCTTAGGAGCCGCCAGCGTCGAGACGTTATCCTTCAGTTTAAGAACAGCGCCCACTTCGCCATACAGCGACATGTTCGACTGCATGACAAACGCGCAGGTCATCTGGCCTTCGCCAAGCGGCGTGCCTTCCCAATCCTTCAGCGTAGCCGGGACGACAAGATACGTTCCGCCAGGGAAGTACACCGTTGAGCCGGTAGCAGAGGCCACGTTGATAGCCGTCTGAATGGCGATAGTGTCGTCCGTAACGCCGTCTGCTTTGGCGCCGTAGTCTTGCGGCGTGACGTAGTTACGGAACGCACTCAGTGACGCCTTAACCGTAACGCCGTTCTGGACGATAGCCGCAGGGCTAGACGCCGATACCGGGCTAGTAGCGCTCGGCAGGTCGGTAATAGGGATAATAGCCATTAGTTACTCCAAGGCAGCGGCTTGAGCGTCACGGTCAGCGCAGCAGGCAAAGAGGCGTCTACGTCTTTCTCAACGAACGCCTTGTCTACACGCTCCCAGACCCATGACAGGACGGTATCTTCCGTTAGATCGGCATACGACACAAACGGCTGACCCGCAGCGCCGAGGTCTAACTTGCCGCGCATTGAGTTGTTACCCTCGCACGCCCATGCGACTTGCGTGACCACATCGCTGTGACCATCGAGGCTTGGCGCGACGTACAGACCTTCGACTTTCCAGTTAGCCATTACTTGTCCTCGTCAGCGGGCAGCGGCTCGTTGCCTTCTGCAAGCCATTTCAGATATTCCTGATAGTCGGTGTTGGCGGGGTCTGGCGGAATAAATGCGCGATCTGATAAGCGCTTAATTACAATTTCTCCAAACATATTTTTAGTTTCTTGGTACATGATTACAACTCAATAGATGCAACAACATGAAGGCCGGGAGTAAGCGTTGTACCCCCAGTGCTTGCGTTTGCAAACGCGGCTGAAAACTCATTTGCTGCCGGACTTCCGGGGTTATATGTAACCCCAGTACCAAAAACATCACCCCAAAATCCCGCTGTTCCAGTTGTTGGGTTATAAAACGTTATAGTTGGTGCCGCCCGCATAGCGACTGGAAATTGCCATCGACCAACTAATGCAGCACCTGTTGAAAATGTGCCAGTATTAGATGCTAAATTACCAAAACTGCCTGCGTTATCTGCGGGTTTTGTCCCTAAAGCAAAGGTTTTAGCGTAATACCTTTGGCACAACTGTAATTCAGTCGTATACGGTCTACGCTCAAACGGAGTGGCGACGGAGCCGGTTTCTAGTTGGACTCCGGTGACGTACCAAGTGGCGTTGAGGGTGCCGATGACTTGAGTTTGACCTGTTGCGCCTGATTTGTAAGAGCCGTCCCATGCTCCTGCTGTACCAGCGTATGTTGAGCCAGCGCCCAAACTAAACAATACGCGAATTCCTACTCCATTGTCTGTTAGCCAAGTGCCAGATGTATCACCAGCAATGGTTACAGTTTTTTGCTCCCAAGTATTTGCAGAACTTATTGAATAAGTAAACGGATATGATCTGTTAAACCCGCTATTTACAAGCGAACCGCCAAACGTTCCTGTTAAACTTGAACGTACCCAAAACGACAACGTAACCGTTAATGCGTTTGCCGTTCCCCATCTCAAATCAGCAGCATTGAAGCCTTCAACTGCTTGCCCAACAATGTACTGTTGGGTTGCCCCAAGTGACGCATCCGCAGTTGTAACAGTAGCAATGATTGAATTAGTAAAGTTTGTGGGGGCAGTTGTTGATTGTTGAACCGTAAAAACGCCATCGGTAACTTGGCCGCTGCCAAAAAAACGGTCAACAGCGTAAAAATTATTCGCAGAATTAACTGTCACCGCCGCGCCCGCATTGCGCTGATCAATCCGCATATTGCCGTTGATGATGCGGTTACGGAAGAACAAGCCGTTGCTGTTAAACGCAGCAGCGACCGTGCCGCCTGTAGAGACAGCCACTTCGTTAGCAGCCGGGAAGTAGACGCCCGTGTCGGTGTTGCCCGTGTTCGTCACGGCAGGAGCCGAGACAGAGCCGTCTGCAAATGACGCAGCGCCAGAGGCAGAGAGCGTTGTCAGTGAAGCATTGCCAGAGGCAGAGAGTGTCGTAAACGCACCCGTATTCGGCGTCGTTGCACCAATCGGCGGCATTGAGGCCGCGATGTTGGTCAGCGTGAGTTTGTAGTTAGCGCCACCGCGAGCAATGACGGTTTCGTCTGTTGCCAGTGCCGGTGCGCCCGAAGGCAGTGCGCTGATTTTAGTATCGGCCATTCTCAATACTCCTTGCCAAGAACGTCCCTGGCAAACTGGTAGTCGGCGGCGTAGTAGTCCCGTACAAACTCTTCTATCTGCTTACTAAATTTACCTTGGTCGATATTCATAATTTTATAGTAGCAATCAGAAAAGTTTTTTGCCGAACTGGACGAGTTTAAGTGAGGAAAATTCTTGCCCTCGCAAAAGCCTCGCACAACAGAAAGAACTTCTTTTGCCAAGTTTTCAAACTTAATAACTTCAATGCCTTTGTGATCTAACCATTCCACTTGTGGCTGCTTGAAGATGCCTAATGGGTGATTAGGGTTCTTGTCAAAACAATCCACAAATTCCTCTGGGGACACAAAAGGCTTGCCAGTTAGTAAGTAGTTAACGGTACTAATAAACCTCTCAAGCGGATTCCTAAAGATGCCGTACTTTTTGTATTTCGCTAAATTTGGGAAACACTGCACGGCATCTGAATACTTTACGTGTTGATGATCGGGCAAACTTGGATGCTTAACTTGGCTAAATCCAACTGACTCCAGAAAATGCTTTGTTGACGTACTGCCGCATCGAGTGGGCAGTACAAAAGCAATCTGTTTGTCTTTGTTGAACAACATTACGGCACAAGTTGGTCAGGCGGAGGCAACCCAAAAATCTCGTACACGTACACGCGTTTCCAAGTTTGCGTCTCTTCTTCCCAATTATAGTCCTGCCCATCATTCGGATACGGAACTGGGGCGTCCCAATTTCCTGTACTTGGATTCAAAGTCC